GTAGTTGTTTGAGTAACTCCACCAGAAAATGTTGCTGTGTAAGTATTAGGGTAACGAAGTACGACAATACCTGAACCACCAGCACCGCCTGTACCGACGGAACCTTGCCAGCCTCCGCCTCCGCCTCCGCCTGTGTTAACACTTCCAGCAGTACCAGAAGCCGCAGGATTTGTCGGCCCTTGACCGCCTGCTCCTCCGCCTCCAACTCCACCTGCACCACCAGCAGTACCAGCAGCAGAACCGCCTCCACCGCCTGCATAAGTTACAGATGAACCAGAGATCGATGTTGCTCGACCAGCGCCACCAGCGCCACCAGCAGTGTTAGAAACTCCAGCAACGCCTACTGCCGCTGCTCCGCCTCCACCGCCTGCTGCTCCGCTGCCAGAACCAGCGCCGCCTGCAAAACCTTGACCAGATGGAGAAGCCGCTCCGCCTGCTCCTGCCGTGTTACCTTCTGTGCCGCCGCCAGAACCTCCAGCAAGACCTGTTGGAGTACCAAAGAAAGTACCACCACCACCACCGCCAGTTGATGTAATACTAGAAAAAATAGAAGTAGAACCGTTGTTGCCGACTGTATTTGTAGGAGTTGCAGCGCCGCCTGCACCCACCTTAACGGTGTAATTCGTGCCAGTCGATAAAGTCAATGCAGTTTCAAGTGATCCGCTTCCACCTGTGCCTGTGACCGTTGAGCGCATACCACCAGCGCCTCCGCCTCCGCCTGCACCAGCGCCGCCAGAACCTCCGCCAGCGACGACTACATAATCAACAACAAGTCCAGGCTTAGGCTCAAAAAGAACACTTACAATGTTGTTAAGCATTATCCAATGGCTCCGACGACATACCATGTGTCAGTTGCAGTCTTAATACAAGCTGCGCTTCGATATTGAGCAAGGGTAGGTGATGCGGCTACTGCGCCTGCTGAGAGAACTGTAGTAGTGCCAGGCGTAACGGCAGAAATGGTGCATGTGCCAGCGCCGACATTGAGGATGTTGAGGACTGTGCCAATCGGGAATGCAACTGAGGCGTTAGTAGGAATTTTGTAAGCGATGGCTGATGCCTTGTTCATAAGCTCTAAAACTTGATAAGCGTCAGCAATAACCGCCGTATAATCACCAGTTTGAGCTGCGCCTACAGTAAAGGCTACTAGGCCGTTATAGTCTGCGGCCGTAAAGATATCGCCTGTTGTCGCTGGAAAGCCTTCTGCCATGATTTTCTCCTAGTATCCCATTATGGATTGTCCGATTATACCGTAAGTCGATGATCCGATAATGAATCCTTCGACTATAGGTTCAAGTGTTGTAACTGTGCATTTCATACTATTAGGGGTTATATCCCATGCCAAGCCCTGAACTTGCAAAGTCTTGACGATTGTCGAGCCGTCTGGCTGGACGTTAGTGATCTTGACATTATCAAAATAATCTAGGCCGATCATTGTGTCAGTTGGTACTGCCGTATCGAGTAGATCGACAGTCATGGCATCAATTCGGATCGTTGTCTCAGCTCTTGTCGCTACATAAATCTTGGCAATGTCTAGGACTTGAGCATCTGTCTGAGGAATCATGTCTGTAACTGTCGTGCCATGAGGGAAATACTTAGCCGATGAAGTGGCATCTGTGGCCACCTGAGCCGTGCCACCAATTCGAGTCATGCTGGCCTGATTGATGATGAGCTTGTCATCGAAGGCGTAGCGAAGGTCTGAATAAGGAATGCCTGTAGTCTGATTGAACTCAATAGGCGCTGCTGCTAGGGAACCAACAACATCGTTGCGATCCTTAAACTCAGCCGTTCCGTCTGTACGGATAAAGAATGCGCCCTGCTCTGCGAATTCTGCCGCCTTAAGAGCTGCTAGGGATGATCGAGATGTCCCCGGATCTGCCTGGACTGTGGTCGATCCTGTGTCAGTAATTCTCATCGATGTAGGGAATGAGACTTGATCGAGAATCTTGGTGATGCGTGTGCCAGTTGTCTGGCCTGCAGTTGCATCGGTTACTGTGGAGACGTTAGCCATCTGAAATAGGCGGAAGGCATCTGAGCAGACGATATCGACATAGCCGATCTCTTGGCCTGTTGGATAGTAATACTTGTATGAATCAACATAGCCTGAAAATAGAAAATGCTGAGTCGTGGCAGTAGTAGCTGCTACACGAATCTTGCGAAGTGGAGTCAAATAGCCAAAATAGGGACTAGATACATTCTGAGGGTTGAAGTACGAGTCAGGGTCTAAGACTCGGACTGTGCAGTTGCCAGCCTCGTATGTGTCGCGCATAATGTTACGGCCACGGCTGATCTTGATCGATCGAGTAACGCTACTGAGATCGACTACTGGATCAGGCACTTCTGTTGATGCGAACTGCGATACGCCGATAACGCCGTTGATCGGATCACCAATAGTAAACGGATAGCCGAATGTAGCCCCCTGGCTAAAGTCGAACGATACCGAAATAGTGGCAGGAAGACTCATAGTGCAATAGCGCCCTTAGCGCCGAAGCGGTTAGTCGATGCAAATGTGCCAGATAGTGAATCGTTCACTTGCTTCTGAGTAATTGCTCCAGTTACTACATCTCCATCGAGATAGACTTCAACATTGACTGCAGACTGGTTAGCGCTTTGGAATGAATTAACTGCTGCCATCAATTCCATCTGAGCATCCGAGAACGTAGATGATGGGGCTACTGGCGCAGTCTGTAGTTGTGCTACAGATACTCCGAGAGATGATGCCGTGTAGTTTAGAAGTTCGCTAGGTAGCGTCCAGTTGCGATAAGGGTTAGGAGCCTCTGGGGTTGTCAGTAATGACTGGCGCAGCTCGTTCTGTCGCTTGACGGCTGCATCTAATTGATCTGATAAAGACGTGGCAAGATTGGCGTTACCTTCTAAAATCGACTTCTGTAGCAATAACGATAAGCGATCAGTCTCGCTGATCTGACCCTTGAGAGCAGCCTCTAGGCTGATAGCCTCTAGATTAAGCGTCTTTGATGCCTTCTGTAGGGCTAGAGATTTCTTGTTAGTGTCAAGAGTTTTCTTTTGTAACGCGGCTAATTCACGGGCGCGCTTTGCTGCTGCTGCTTCTGCTGACTTACGCGCAGCAACTTGTGCTGATGTCTCATAGATACCCATTGGTTGAGAACCCAGGTAGCCGCTTGATGGCATGTTTCGTCTAAACTTGGCTGCCTTCTCTGCTGCCTCGATGGCCGCTAGGGCATTCTTTTCATAGTCGTCAAACGGGTTGAAACTAGCGAGGATGGCGCGATCGCTAGTAAGGACGTATAACTTACGGAATCCGAATACTACTGCTGAGACTGTATCTGCAATCTTTGTGGCAAGGGTATCAATCTGGTTTACGAATTGTGTCGTGTCGCCTGCAGCGAATACTGAAACCAGGGAATCGACTAGCGCTCCGCCGATCTTCTCGCTTGCCTCGCCTGCTGCAGTTGTGATGAGCTGCAACTTACCTGCGTAGGTTGTTAAGAATTCTGCATTAGCGCCAGAGAATTGCTTATTAAGTCGCTCTTGCACATCCGCGAACTTCATGGTCTTAAGTTCGGCTTGAGATAGTCCTAGCGAATACTTGCGAAGTCCACGAGTCTGACCAACGTAGGCCATGCTTAAGTCATTGACAACTGTCTCATAATCAACGCCAGACCCGGCGGCGATATCTGTAGCCTGGGTAAGTAATTCTTGAGCCTTAGTGACTGAGCCAGTAGTCTGCAATAAACGCTGCATTGCTGGACGTAATTGATCATCGGTAACGCCAGACATCTTTGATAGGTCAGAGATATAACGCTCGATGCGTGGAGTCTCAAATTCTAGTCCGAGATTCTTAACTGCTAAGGCTAAACGATTGGCAGCCTTTTCATCCTCGATGAAAGCCATCGAAGCGTTCTTTGCAAACTTGAGAAGTTGCTGGGCTCCAAATACGGCTGCAAGGCTTTTGCCTAATCTCTTGACTTGCTTATCAAGGGCGCTGACACTTTTGCTAGTGTCGCCGAGTGCCTTCTTGCCTTTATTTTCGACAACAATCGGAATCCGTAACTCAGCCATTGTTATTGCCTTTCGCGTTAAACTTAGCGGCGGCCTTTTCCAGGGCTCGGATCACTCCGACCTTAGCCTTGCCTTGATCTTGATCGTAAGCCTTAAACATTGCACGACCTTGCATCTTATTACGGCCAGCGAATGAGCCTTGAAATCTTGGTGAAAAATTGCCAGTCATTCCAGACTTACGTCCGGCGGTCTCAACGATCGCTCCTGCTGCAGTCTTGTTGTGGATCGATACTGACTGCACCCATCCCTGGCGATTAGGTTTAGTAGGCGTGAGCTTGTATCCAATTCCTCGACGGGCTTCGGCGGCATCGTACATCGGGAACTTGGCAGTCTTTACTTCATGCTTTACGAATCCAGATGGAGCCTCTGCATTAGATGGAAGAAATCCTCTTGCCTTTTTTACGATTGGCTTAAGAAATCCGACCATTTCATCACGAGTCTCTTTGTCAAGATCA